ATACACGGAAGATGGTCTAGCTTTACACCTCCAGCATCGACAACGGGTGGAGTTATCTTCTACTTTGGATATTAACAACAATTAAATTAAATTAAATTAAATTATGGCAACAACAAAAACAAAAGGTACAAACGCGAAAATCAAAGAACTAAAGAGTATCAAACCAGAGAAAATAACGGCTGAACAATTGAAAGACGTTCAAGATGTTATCAACGAGATCAACAGGACCCAAATGGAAGTTGGTCAAATGGAGTCAAAGAAACACGCTATGCTACACCACGTATCAGCTTTACAAGAAAAGGTTGGTGAGATCAAGGACACTTTTGAAAAAGAGTATGGTACCGCTGATGTGAACATACAAGACGGTTCAATAAACTACGAGGAAGATGGCGAAGTTAATTCGTAAGATAAGTATCGGTAAAGATTATAAGAGTGACGCCATGCACTATGCCGTGGGGCAAGAAGTGTATGGTGGTCATACTATCTGCGATATAGTAGAGGAAGAGACAAAGTTCTCTATCTACATTAAAAAGAAAAAAGACGTGCTACCTTGGAAGGATTTTAATAAGAACATGGCGGTATCAGTCGAGTATAACCTTGAGTACTAATGAAAAGCGTTCACGATTTTGTTGTGACGCCAAAAGGAGAGAGATACAATAACACCAAGAAGTTAGATGGTGGAGAGCTTATTCTAAATACCGAGATTTATAATCACGAGTATGTTAATAGAGAGGCAACGGTTGTATCTACCCCTATTGTTGGCCACCCAGATATAATAGCTGGAGATACTGTTTTAGTACATCACAACGTCTTTAGACGATGGCATAACATAAAGGGCGTTGAAAAGAACAGCAGAAGTTACTTTAACGAATCAACTTACTTTATTGCTCCAGATCAAATCTTCTTGTATAAAAGAGATGATAAGTGGATATGTCCTAAGGGATACTGTTTTGTATCACCACTAAAAGCTACGGATCAATTTAATATTGAATCTGAAAAACCCTTACAAGGTATCGTTAAATATTCTGACGGTACAGCCGAGGTAAACGATCTAGTTGGTTTTAGACCAAATAGTGAATACGAGTTTATCGTTGATGGCGAGAGACTATATCGAGTTTTATCTAATTTTATTACAATCAAATATGAACATCAAGGAAACGAAGAAGCGTATAATCCAAGCTGGGCACAAAGCAGTGGAGGAACTGATCAAGGTAGCTAAGGAAGCAATAGTAACTGACTCCGAAGATGACTTGACAGCCGACAAACTGAAGAATGCAGCTGCTTCAAAGAAGCTAGCTATATTCGATGCATTTGAAATACTTAATAGAATTGAAGAGGAAGAGAACTTATTGGAAGGAAAAGTAATAGAAGACAAGAAGGATAAAACCTTTCAAGGATTCGCTGAAGGTAGATCTAAATGATCTACGAGCAAACATTAGTCAAAACAGTTGAACCAATAAAGCTAACCACTATCTCTAGAATGAATAAGGGTAAGAAGTGGAAGTATGGCTACGATAAGGACCATGATATAATAGTGCTCTCGCGCAATGGTCAGATAGGAGAAATCATAGAGATACAGGACTTAGTCATCGCTCTACCTAAGGCGCCTAAGGATGTGTATAAGGACCCAAAAGATAAATGGGTTAGATTTGCTCAGCCGAAAGAATTAGAGCGCTTAAAGAACATCTTTGACTGGCGTTCGTATCCAGAAGACCAGAAGGATCAATGGCACGATTATATAGACGAAGAATTTAGAAGGAGAGAAGAGGGGTTTTGGTTTATGAATGATGGTAGACCAACCTGGATAACGGGTACTCAATATATGTACTTGCAATGGAGCAAGATTGATGTTGGAGCACCAGATTTTAGAGAGGCAAATAGATTGTTCTTTATATTCTGGGAAGCGTGTAAAGCAGATAAGAGGTGTTATGGGATGTGCTATCTTAAGAATAGAAGATCTGGATTTTCTTTTATGTCGTCAGCAGAAGCCGTTAATTTAGCCACTCTTGCAAGTGATAGTAGATATGGAATACTATCTAAATCTGGAGCTGATGCTAAAAAAATGTTTACCGACAAAGTTGTCCCTATATCAATTAACTATCCATTCTTTTTTAAACCTGTACAAGATGGTATGGATCGCCCAAAATCCGAGCTTGCTTATCGTGTTCCCGCTAGTAAGTTTACTAGAAAGAAGATCACGGCAAATGAAAAGCTAGAAGATATACAGGGATTAGATACAACAATTGACTGGAAGAATACTGGAGACAATAGTTATGATGGTGAAAAACTAGCCCTACTAGTGCATGATGAAAGTGGTAAGTGGGAAAGACCAGACAATATATTAAATAACTGGAGAGTTACAAAAACCTGTTTAAGATTAGGATCAAGGATTATCGGTAAGTGCATGATGGGATCAACTTCAAACGCTTTAGATAAAGGAGGGGAGAACTTTAAGAAATTATACAATTCATCAGATGTTACAAAGCGAAATAGAAATGGTCAGACAAAGTCTGGCTTATACTCTCTTTTTATCCCAATGGAGTGGAACTACGAGGGGTTTATTGATGAGTACGGAGTTCCAGTCTTTACTACTCCTGATGTCGATAGGCTCGACCCAAGCGGTGAACTAATAGATGTAGGCGTAATAGATAACTGGCAGAATGAGGTTGATGGCTTGAAAGATGATTCAGATGGATTAAATGAATTCTACCGTCAGTTCCCAAGAACAACAGAGCATGCATTTAGAGATGAAACTAAAGGAAGTATATTTAATCTTGTTAAGTTATACGAACAGATAGATTATAATGAGGAAATGAAAAATACCTTGGGCGTTACTCGGGGTAATTTTCAATGGGTTAATGGAGTCAAAGATTCCCAAGTTATATTTTACCCAGACCCAAAGGGTAGATTTAAAGTAAGCTGGGTGCCGCCTCAACAAATTCAAAACAATGTTGTTTTAAAGAATGGAATAAAGTATCCAGGAAATGAACATATGGGCGCCTTTGGTTGTGATAGTTACGATATATCAGGAACGGTGGATGGAGTTGGATCTAAAGGAGCTTTGCACGGTTTAACTAGATTCTCAATGGATGATGCTCCAGCTAATAGCTTTTTTTTAGAATACCTATCTAGACCGCCAACAGCTGAAATGTTCTTTGAAGACGTTTTAATGGCTTTAGTGTTTTACGGTATGCCAATATTAGCAGAAAACAATAAACCTCGTCTTTTGTATTATTTAAGGCGAAGAGGGTACAGAGGGTTTAGTATGAATAGACCTGATAAAATATGGAACAAATTATCTGTAGCAGAAAAAGAGGTTGGTGGAATACCTAATTCAAGTGAAGATATAAAACAAGCACATGCCGCTGCAATTGAGATGTATATTCAAGATCACGTAGGTATTAAGCAAGATGGAACACATGGAGACTGCTACTTCAACGAACTTTTAAATGATTGGACAAAGTTCGATATAAACAAAAGAACAAAGCACGATGCGTCGATAAGCTCTGGACTAGCTGTGATGGCTAATAATAGGCATTTATACAGACCAAATGCTATGGTTGAAAAACCAAAATTAAACATAAACGTTTCCAAGTATAAAAACGATGGAAACAATTCACAAATAATTAAGTAATAAATATGGCAGAGTCTGGCATTAAAAGTTATTTCCCAAGTCAAACAGTCAGCGACGCTGAGAAGTTAAGCTATGAGTATGGGTTAAAAGTTGGTAGAGCTATAGAGCAAGAGTGGTTTAACAGTGACGGAGGCTCTAATAGATATAAATCCAACCATAATGATTTTCATAATTTAAGATTGTACGCTAGAGGCGAGCAGTCTGTTCAAAAGTATAAGGATGAGTTATCGATTAACGGTGATTTGTCCTATTTAAATTTAGATTGGAAGCCTGTTCCAATTATATCTAAGTTTGTAGATATAGTTGTCAATGGAATTGCCGAAAGAACTTATGATGTAAAGGCTTACTCCCAAGACCCGTTTGGAGTGGAGGAAAGAACCAACTATATGCAAAATGTTTCAGATGATATGAAAGCTAAGCCTTTTATAGATCATGCGGCTAAGCTCGGTGTTGACGCGTCTAGTAGTGGCATAAAGACAGAGGATTTACCAGAAAACAAAGAGGAACTCAACCTCCACATGCAGCTATCTTATAAGCAATCCATAGAAATAGCCGAAGAACAAGCGCTAAATACTTTGTTTGATGGTAATAACTACGAGTTAATTAAAAAGCAATTTTACTATGACCTTACTGTTCTTGGTATTGGCGCTGTTAAAACTTCTTTTAATACCGCTGAAGGTGTTGTTGTGGATTATGTGGATCCTGCTAATTTAGTTTACTCCTACACTGACTCTCCTTACTTTGAAGATATATACTATGTTGGGGAGGCAAAAGCAATACCAGTGAACGAATTGGCTAAGCAGTTTCCACATTTGACAGCAGAAGATCTAGAGGAGATAATGAAAAATAAACCCTATAGTAGATCTAATCAAAACTCTAGATACTCTACAGACAAAGAAGATAACAATACAATACAGGTTTTATACTTCAACTATAAGACCTATATGAATGAGGTTTACAAAGTTAAAGAAACCGCTTCTGGAGCGGATAAAATTCTACTTAAAGATGATTCCTTTAATCCTCCGGAGGATAAAGAGGGTGGTTATGGTAGGATGCTAAGGTCTATAGAATGTCTTTACGAG